ACCTAAGTTTAATGCCATGTCTTCAGAATTTTCAAACAATCCAAAAGAACTACCACCTTGGTAAACTCCAGTAGTAGGTGACCCAACTCCAGCTAACATATCATCAAAATCTAAAGCAGTTTGGCGATTTAAGAAAAGCATGTTTTCTTCAATAGCTCCTTGAGTATCTAGATTTTTAAGTATTTCATCAAAAGCAGCTAAACCTGTAGCGGCTGTAAAACCAGTGTTTACATTACCACGATCTTCGATAGCAGCGAATAAACCTTGAGTACCTTTGTACCCAGCATCAGCAGCAGATCCAGCACCAGTTCCAGTAGCTAGTTCACCTTCAACTACAGACATTTCCAAGTAATCTTCAAAACGCAAGCGAGTTTCAGATTCAGCTTTTAAATACCATAAGTATCCAGAAGTACCATCTTCAGTAGCAACTTCAACCCAACCAATTTGAGCCATATCAGATCCATTTACAACGTATTTGTCTCTAATGATTACTGGTGAGTTAGAAAATTGAGTAAAAGAAGGAGTGATACTTCTTCTTCCGTCAGTATCTGTTAAACCTGTAGAGTTAGCAATAGAAACACCTTTAGAGTATTCAGATCCATATACAAATATCTTTAGACCAGTAGCAGCAACTCCAGATAAATCTGCAGAAGCGTAAGGAGCTACAACAACAGTAGCTACAGCACCAGTTTGACTTGAAGCAGTTACAACAGCTTTTGTATCTGAATTATTAGTATCATCTAAAATTACAATAGTGTCTCCTTTTGAAATAACATTTTCAACAAAAGTATCGTTAGCACCACCAACCGTAAAAGTTAAAGTGTTTGCTAAATCGTTAGAAACATCATTGTATGCAATATGCAAACGGTTTTGCTCAGACCAAATAACTTGATCAGATGTCATTGGCATCTCAGCGCCAACCATGCGTAAAAAGCCAGATAACGTACGGTTTCCGTAGCGCTCTACTTCTTGTTCATAAATTTCCGGTAAATACTGTTGTGCGAAAGTATCTGTATCGCCAGCAGCAGCGCCGTCGTTAAACTTTAGCCAGTTGCTATCGTTTAATTGTTGTTTTTGACTTGGTTTTATAGAACCAAATTGATTATTTAATGCCATAATTTTTTAATTTTTTAGTTAAATTTTTTTGTTTTTACTTTTAATTTTGTAGAATCAGCACCGCTAATAGCTCTAACTTTAAAACCATTTACAAAAACATCGCCATTACTAGACTGCCTTGCTTTTGCGTCGCTTAAATTTCTAGAGCCATCAACCACATTTTTAACTGCATCAGCTTTGCCTTGCTCGTAAAAATGCGCTGCAATACGATCCACATTTTCAGCAGCGTACATAGCTTTGTGATAACCTTTGTAATCACTAACAGATCCGTTTTTATCAAGGAACTTCCCGATAAGGTTGTTAATGTTTGATTGTTTATCTGCTACAGACTCTGTGTTTTGTATTTTATACCTATATTTCTTTTCACCAACATTGATATCGAAACCTTCGAAATCTTCAGTAAAAAGCTTTTTAGTATTGTTTTTAAACTCTTCGTGCTGTTGCTTAGTAGCTTCTTGCTGCTTGTTATATCTATTGAAAAAGTCCATAGCTTTCTGAGCATCAGGATTTACGTTTGATTTCAACTTGATATCAGCGTAATATTTTTCCTTAGTTTGCTCTAAAAAGTTTTTGGCTTTTGCAACTTCTTCTTTAAATGCAAGTTTTTTCTTGCGTATATCTCTATCTTCGTCTAAATCTTCATCGTATTGAAAATCTTCTAATAATAAATCAATATCTGAATTATCAAGATATGGTTTTTCTTTTCTGTAATATTCTTTTAATAATGTATTATCGTCTACACTAGAGTAATCGGCATTTAGCCTAACGTAGTCTTCAACGCTGCCTCCAGTTTCTTCCATAAAAGAAACAAGCTTTTCTACGTTTTCAGGTAACTGCTTACCTAAAACTCTCTCATCTCTTATTGCTTCTTTTAATTCTTTTTCAGCTTCAACTGTTTCTTCAATTATCTGTATTGGAGAATCTACTGTTTCTTCGGTGGTCCGTACTTCTTCAACCACTGCTTCGCTGTTGCTACTGTTTTCGGGTTTTTCGACAACATCATTGCTATCATTTGTCTCTTGTGTTTGAACGGCATTTTCTTTTTCTTCGCTTATAGTTACTTTTGTTACATCAGGAATAACTTCTCCCTGTGCTTCTGGTTTTGTTAAGTCAACCTTAGTAACTTCATCTTTTTTTGATAACTTTTTTGGTGTTTTTTTGTTTTTATTTTTTAATGAAAACTCACCTTCTGTTTTTACTTCTGACATAATATAATATAATTTAAAAAATGTTATAGCATTACATAAATGCTCCTAAGCCTTGATCGGCTTGATTTTCAAAGTCAATTGGTAAACCATCGTTTTTTCTTTGGCTTATCATTTCACTTTGCTGTGTTGCTTGTATTTTTGTTCTTTTATCTTTACGATCTTCTTTAAAAGTTTCTTTTTGATTAACAACCTGCATTTCCATTTGCTTAAGCTGCATATCATATTGAAACTGTCTTTCCATTTCTTGCTGCTTTATAAACGAGGCTTGTTCCATTTTCTTAATGTCCATAGCTGTTTTAGCTTGTTCTAACTGAACTTTAGATCCAGATATAGCTTCTTGTTTTTGAACTTCTGCCATAGCTGTTCTTTCAGCTGTTTGAGCTTGTGCATCTGCTTGTGCAGCAATATTAGCTTGTTGGTTAGCTTGATCTCTTTCCATTTTAACCTTACGCTTAATTTTAAGCATTTGATTAGCTAATTTTAAATTTTTAATTTGACGTATATCAATAGCGTCTTCAAGATCGATACCACCTGATTGTAAAGCAACTTGTATGTTTTGCTCTAATTGAGCTTTTTCTTCTTCATCTGGTTCTAGCTCTAAGAAAATACCAAAATCGTGTAAATTTAAATCTACAATTTCATCTAGTGATTTTATATTGTAATTAGATATAGAGTTTTGTAACGATGCTCTTGTTAATGGAAATCTTAAAGCATCAGCTATTTTAAGAGAAACGTTCTCTGCTAGTTTAAGAGTTAAAAACAAACTAGACTGAACAATATGTCTAGTAGCTACGTTAGATGCGTTAGCGGCTAACTTCTGCAATCCTACGAGAGTAGATTTATCAGGAGTACTACCATCTCTAGCTTCATTAAGCCCTGTTACATCACGTATCATTTGTAAATAGTATTGATACGTTTGTATTAAGCTTTGTATTTTACCATAACCATTAGAGCTACTAAGCTCTTGTATAGGTACTTTACCATGGTTCATTTCACCATCTTGCGTCAATGATCTACCAACTATAGAACCAGTTTGAAAATACATATTTAACGCTTCAGCTGGATTGTAGTTTGTACCATTACCAAGATCAACTTCAGCTAAACCGTCCATGTCAAGATAAACACCATCTGGAACCATTCTTGATAATACCTGTTGTAGTTTTAAATGTGTTATTTGTATCATATCAGCAAAACCAATACATTTACTAACAACTGACTCTATTCTACCCTTGTACATTCTAGGCGCACAAATAGCATAATTCATAGCTACTTTAGTCGTGTCAGCGTAAGGTCTTGACATATTTTCTGCCAACTCCCACTTCAAAAGCGTGTCTGTACCTAAAACAACCGCTCCACTATATAGCACTTCTATAGTTCTTGACACTCTTTCAAACATATCACTTTCTGGTGGATTAAATGTATCAGGCTTTTCAATTGCCTTCATTAGTCCTTGATCTGTTTGTTTTATTTTAAAAACTTGATTGTGATAAGTTTTATAATCAAAGTACATAACTTGCACAGTGTTTTCATCGTAATCACCCCATCCAGTTATATATGATTTATTACCTAGCATGTTTTGAATACGCTCAAGTTCTTTTTGAGATATATTTGGAAATTCTTTTTTTAACTCTGGAATTGTTATAGCCTTTACTTCTCCTACGTAATATATATCTTCAAAATTAGGATCTTCTGTATATGAATAAACCATATAAGAAGGGTCAACATAATCAACTTTAATTCCTTCTGATATATTAAAACTAGTTTTAGCAGCAGCAATACCTAGTACAGTTAAATCCATATTAAGTCTGCGTCTAACTAAATCATATTTGTTTTGTGCAAAAACAGTAGATATACTTTCTTCTTCTGCTATTTCTATAGACTGCTTGTAACTTAATTGCATTTTAAGTTCTAGCTCTTCTTTAGATTCTGGAACGCTGCCAGGATCTGATGATTGATGTAGATTTATACCTAACACCTCGTTAACGCTTTGTATGTAGTCTTTAGCTACCATATCTTCATATAGCTTAGCAGCGTAATCAGTTCTTTTCTTTACTGACTGAGGATCTTGAGCATATGCTTTTATGTCATAGCTTTTCTTAGATATACCATTAACTACAATATCTACAAATTTAGATAAAATAGGTACTGGTTTCCAGTCTAAATTAAGATAAGATAAATCACCATTTATAGATAATTCATCTTTATATTTTTGTATTGATTGCTCACCTCGAGCGTAAAGTCTTAAATTATGAAAGTTATTCCAGTTAGTTAAATATCTATTACCGTTAGTTCTACCTTGTCTAAACCACTCATACTCTATAGCTTGAGCAACCTGCTTTCCATATTCAAATGTGTCTTTTTCTTCGTTACTTACAACTTGACTAGGAAAAGAGCTATTATTATTAGTATAAACGTTCATTTAACTTATTATTTTTGATGTATAACCTCTGTTATCGTATCTTTTGATACCTATATCAACCGGTTCTGTTTTTCTTCTATTTACTGGCGCATACCTATGTTTATTACAAGCCATTAAAGCTAATCCCGAGCTAATAGACGCATCGTGAGAAGTTCTATTATTTATATTAAATTTAGCCCAGTCTTCTAATGTTCTTTGAAAATACATATCACCATAACCTGTTTCTTTCAAACCTACAAATGTTTCTATGTAAGATTCAATAGCTGCAGCGTGTGCTTGTTTTATATCTTCACTTGAGTTAGGTATACCACCTATTTCTTTTTCTGTTACAGATAACTTGTTTCTACTTCTATCTGGTCTATTCATAGCAAAACCTCTATAACCTCTTTTTTTAAAATAATATAAAAGTCTTGGTTTGTTGTTTTCAGCTAATATTGGCATACCATAAAAAGCACAAGCCATTAAAACATCTTCAAAAAATATTTCAGCTGTTTGTGGTCTTGCTATATATTCTAAGAAAAAATGATTAGGCGGCGCGTCTTCCATTGAAAACTTAGTTAAACCATGTAGAGATCCATTGGAACCTCTTTTGTCTACTGTACCTGATATATCATATGGATCACATCCAAATGCTCCAACGTGTTCATTTCCAGGATAAAACCTACCGTTTTTAGAATATTTTTTATTTTGCAAATTAATTGGTGGAACCCAAGACACTAAAAACCTACCGT